TAAAGGTTGACCCATCGCTTGTTCTATTTGTATTTTATATAACATCGCCTGATGTTCTTGTATATTTGCAGTTATAGCTTGTATTACTGGTGGGTTTGACTGTACCATAGGGTTTTGTAAAAAAGCACTGTGACTTGCTATATATGCTTCATGGTTTTGAAAATCAAAAGCTTTTATTGGGTCTCCTGTTAACGCAGCTTGTTGCTCACTAATAGGGTCTCTCGGAGGTACTTCAGCTTCTGGAGGTAATAATGCGTCTATGTCTTTAATATTTAAAGCTATATACATTTTCTTATAAGATTCTCTTAAATCATGTAATTCTGGTGCTGCTTGTGCCATTTGTAGTTGTGTTTGGGCTAAAGTTATTCTTTGCGTCATACTAAAAATATTAGGGTCGCTAACAGGTATAACATCTACAGAATTATCAAAATCTTCTTTAAATACGTTTTCAGAAGCCCCTTGTACTTGATATGGATATTGTTGTGGTAAAAACTCGCCAAAAACTCTTTTTAATATTTTAAACTCACATCTTTGTGCGTAATGTAATCTTTTGTGGATAGCGGACATAATTCTTTGTCCTTTTTCCATTAATGCAACTGTTGTACCTACAGGTGCTTCAGAATTACCGTCTCCTGTTGGGTCTTCTACTGTAGCTGCAAATCTTTTACCAGATTCAACTAATGCTCCTAGTAAAGTAGATAATGTTGCACTTGGCTCTTTATAGGGCAAAGGAAGGAAAGCATCTTGTAATCTACCACCAGGAGCATCGACATCTCGCCATTCTCCAGGTTGTAACGGGTCATCATGCTTTTGAATATTCAATCCACGTGATTTAAACCCTGCTGGAAGGTTAGAAAGTGTTCCTGCGTCTATTAATTGACGTAAAATCGCTGTAACTGACTTAGTTAAGCCTCCCATCATGTGAATTAAGCCAAAACCGTAAAATCCAAGTCCAGGAAGGAACTTATAATGGGTAAAATGCTCAATTTTCTTCTTCATTGGGTCTTTTTCGTCGTAATTTGGTCTAATTGCAAGAATTTCGTTGTTATCTTTACAAATAGTTACAATATACGGTAAAGCTACCCCTGTTTCTTCGCCATTTTCGTCTATATCTTCATATCCTTCTAAATCTAAGTCAACATGCATCTCTAAAAGAGTAAATTCTTCATCAGATATCGTTCTACTTAACCCTTGTAGCTCATCTATCTTATCATCTACGTCTGTTTCTTCTAATCCGCTTCCTGGAGACATCATTTCGACGTCTTTATAGAAACCAGACAGCTGTAATTTACGTAATTCGTTTTCATTCATATGAATTACGTGGGTAATTCTAGGAGAAGTTAATAAATCTACTGCGTAATACGGAACAACTAAATCTTCTGACTTAACAAAACGTGCTACTGCCCGTCCAACTGCAGGGTCGTAATAAACTTTTTTAAATGCGGAACCAGAAAGTGGAAGATAAAATAATAATTGGTCCATTTCTGGGTCGTATTCTTCCATTTTGTAAGTTATCTGATAATTCATAAAGTTTTTAACTCTATTTGCTTTTTCTAATTTAGCATTATCAGTAATTCCTAAAACTTCTGTATCAACGGGTCCGCCTGCTGGCAACATTTCTTTATACGCTTGTGCTTGGAATTGGGTTACGGCTTCTGCGAGTATCGGATGATGAACTCCTGAAGCTCCAATAAAAGGTTGTGACCTTGAATCAGAATTTATTCCTAATAAATCTAATCCTTCGGTATAAGTTTGAAACCAATCATTACGTGAATCTAAATCATCTTCAAAATTACCGACTAATTCATTAGCGATTGTATTTAATTCACGGTCATCTAAAGTTTCTGCTAAATTTTCTCCAAACTTTGACGTAGCTTGGTCTGGCATTTCACTGCCTCGAATAATTGAGCCGTCAGGTTGTACAAATAATTCTGTTTCTTCTTCCGCCTGAGGCATTATTTCAAGTTCAATAGCTTCCTCTTGCATAGGAACAGCTGATAAAGATTGTTTTTCTATAGCCATATTTTCAAATCATAACCTATTTTAATTAATAATAAACCCTTTCTCCCACATAAGGAGTTTCTTCTTCAAAATAATCTGTAGTTAATTGTAAAAAACCACCTTCTCTAAACCTTGCTAATGCTAAAGTTGTTGCGTCAACTAAGTCGTCATTTTCGCCTGCGGGAAAATCAGAAACTTCTTCCATAAGTTCTTCGCCAAATCTATTATCAGGTACCCAAACTCTTCCATCTTGAAAAATAGGTGATACCGAATTTAATCTTGCAATTTTATCTTGCCCTTTTCCTGGACTAAAAGTATTTACAGGAATACCTACTCTACGTAATTCTTGTACTAAAGGAATACCACTAGCTTTAGCTTCAATAATTACAGTATCAGGTTCCCAATAATCATATAACCGTAACGCTTCTTGTTTTAATTCAGGAAAATCAAACCGTTCTTTTATACAATCTATTAAAATTAAATGTGCTTCGTTACCTGCGTACATCTCATCACCGATTTTACCTTCAGGGTACCAAACTCCCCATGTAGTTATAGCAGTAAAGTCAGCTCTTTCTGATTTTAAAAATGCAGTATCATAAGACTGGATTATATATTCACATTTAGGTGGTTTATTTTCCTCCCAAACCATAAACCAATCTTTAGGGATAATAGAAATACCTTCACCTGTAGGTCTTTGCATATATTGTGCCGCCCATTTAGACGGACTAACGGAAGCTTTTATACTTTCTAATTCTTCTAACTTCCAAAACTCTTTCCAAAGTGGATTACCGCTAGGTAGTATTGCAGGAAATTCTATAATTTTCCATTGGTCAGCACCTTCGTCTTGTGCCATTTTCTTAGTTAATCTACCCGTTAAATCTTTTTTATTCCAACGGGTCATAACTATAACGATTGCACCTCCAGGCTGTAACCTTTGACGAGGACCTGACATAAACCATTCGTAAGCTTCATCCATCGCTTTATCAGACATAGCGTCTTGTTCTGAATGTGGGTCATCAATAATAAATAAATCAGCACCTCTACCCGCTAACGCACCACCAATACCTGCGGCGTAATATTCGCCGCCTTTATTTGTTAACCATTTACCTGCAGAACGGCTATCCGCTTTTAGTTCTGTATCGGGAAATAATTTTTTATATTCTTCACCGTCAATTAAATCCCTAACTTTTCTACCAAAATTAACTGCAAGGTCAGCGGTGTGGGTTGCTTCTATAATTTTTAATTTAGGATTTTTACCTAAAAGGTAAGCAGGGAACAAATGTGATGCAAACTCAGACTTTGTGTGTCTAGGCGGCATATTAATAATTAAACGTTTTAATTTACCTGTAGCTATATCATCAAAAGCTTTTGCCATTTTTACATGGTGGTCGCCGTTAATAAATTCTTTCCATATAGATTTAACAAACTCCATAAAAGTACTTGTTGCTTTTTCTTGGAATTCGCGTTTACTTAATTCTTCTAATAAAACAGTAAACTCTTTCGCTTCAGCTTTATCTAAATGCGAAAGGTCTATATTTTTTAGAGCTTTTAATTTATCTTTATTGTCCACTTAGTAGCTGTCTTATAAAATCATCAAGTTGGTCATAAGGTATTTCGTCTACAATATCTAAATTTTTAGGGTTTAACGAAATTATAGTATCGCTTTCACCTTTCATTGCTCTAGGTGGAAAACGTAAAGAGTCATAACCTTCTTTAGTAAAAATATCGGCTATATCTTGTGAAAGTCCTGAAGGTGTTTTATTTATACTTCCTGGACCGCCTCGTAAGATAGTATCTAATTGGAAATCAGTTCGTTTTTTAGAATATAAATCACCAATACCGCCCGTTAAATCTCTACTAGGACGGTTTCTAAACAAATCCATATTTTCTAATTTTTTAAGAAAATCAGGTGGAATATTATCAATATCTAAAGTATTTTCAAAATTAGGTTTTATAACATACCCTGAACCTTTGCCGCCTCTACTAGGCATTCCTTCTGCGAATCTTTTAAATCTAGGGTCTGTAGGGTCTATTAAAGAATAAATACCTGAAGATGGAGTAAAATCAGAAGTATCTGTAATATCAAAATTTTTCATCCCACTTTTATCGCCACGAAATAATGCACCTTCAGGTGGGGCTTTATACGTATATCCTTTAGGAGGAACATAATCACCCTCAATTCTAAATTTTGCTGCTCTTTTTGCTTCTTCTGCGTCTAGTTTTTTAAGTTGTTTAATTAATCTAACTTCTTCTTTTACAGAACCTGCCCTTTCAGTAGCGTCAGCCGTTTCTTGTATTTTTTGTTCTCTTTTTAATCGTTTAATTATATCAGCTCGTTTTCTCTGATATTTAGAAAGTATAGTAGCCGCCATATCTATACCACCGCCACCAGGAATATAATCTAAATAAGATAAAGCTTCTCCTAGTTTATCCCCTCTACGTCTAGCTAGTTCTGTAGATAGTCCAGGAATAAAATCAGCTACATTTTCTACAATATTTTGTAGAGGGTCTTCAGTATTTAAAGGTTGATTTATATAATTATAAATCCTATCCATCAGCGGAGTCGATGAATATGGTATTGGTTCTATAGTTCCGACGTCTGGTGTTGGTTCAGCCATTTACAAAGTATATGTTAAAAACCCGTCTTTTGTAAAACGATATTTACAAAATAAAAGTAAAGTAGTTAATCTTTGGGATGGGATTCTTGGTTCGCGGCGGATTTTTTTCTATCTTTAAATATTTTATCGAAGTTAGCGTTGAACTTATCACGGTCCACGGGTCGTGGTCTACTGCCCTTACTCACTTTTGTTAGAAGCACCAAAATAGAAGCTTATTACGGCTGATGCTAAACCACCTAAATAACCGAGTACCAAATTTATTAACGCTTCCGAATTTTGTTCAGGGGGTTGTATAGTAACTAAAAAGATATAACCTAAAAACCCACCAATCATAGCTATTCCTATAATACGGGCTGTCCAATCTTTAGAGAACATACTTCTAGCGTGTTGTTTTTCTTGCGTTTCTAATTTAAAGACATCAACGTTAAGTTCTTTCATTTTAACTTCGAAATCTTTTTCTGCTTTTTTAATCTCTAACAACTGTTCAGGAG